GTCGCGCCGGTGCCACGCTTATTCCCACCCGCCGCCGTCCCATCCGGCACCTGCGCGAGTGTTGCACCTGTGCCTTTGGCAACTAGGGCGATGTCGGCATTGGTGGCACTGATCGTGCCGCCGTTAATCTCGGTGACGGGCGTGGTGCTGTTGACGCCATCGCTGTCCAGTCGCGCCAGCAGTCGCAGCGCCGCAGATGCCCAACCGACTGGGTTTAGGTTCATGTCAAGTCACCACCGAACGCCAGCACACGCACCGTGCCGGTGGTGGGTGCAACAGTGATCGTGGCGCCCAGCTTCCAAGTAGCGCTCGGTAGCACCAGATCGGTGTAGGCCGTCACCAGGCGGTAGCTCTTGGCGGTGTTGCTGCCGGTGGTGGCGCTGATCGTGAACTGATCGAACAGGTCCCACTGCGTGCCGTCGTACAGAAACAGGTTTACAAGTGCCGCCACCGTGGTCGCGGTGCCTTGGACGTTCACGCTCAGGATCCGCGTGCCAGCCGAGACGCCAACGATCAGATCGCTGATCGTGCCGGTGCCATCGGTGGCGGTGTTCGCTGTGCTCAGCGACACTCGGCCGATGCGTGGCGTGGAGATGAAGGCGGGTGAAGCAGCCATGGCTCAGATGCAGTTGCTGTTGAGGTAAAGGTTGTCACCAACGGAGCTGCCACCTCCGCCGCCTCCTGCTGTAGCCCACGAGAGCGTGCCAGAGCCATTGGTGCTAAGCACTTGGCCGCTGGTGCCGTCAGCAGCAGGCAGCGTCCAGATGCGGTTGGCTGTGATGGTCGAGGGGGCCTTGAAACCGACGTAGGCGGACGAATCCGCGTCTGCCAGCCGCAGCTCGCGCTGCGCATTGAGAACAATGTCGGTCTCAAAAAGCCGTGACATCAGCCGAGCACCACCACGCGATAGGCGTTACTGGCCGGTGCCGTGGCGAACACCAGCGTGGCGGTGGTTGTGCTGGTGCGCTGCACGTCCACCTCCACGTCGTCGTACTCTCCAGAGTTGGGGAATACGCGGATGATCACGTCGCGAGTGTTCAGGTTGTGGGTCACCACGTAGCTGGTGGCGCTGCCGTCGCCGATGCTGGTGGACACCTTGCGTAGGCGGCCGGACCAGTTGGCCAGCTTGAGCGGGGTGATGATCCGAGCATCGTCGGTGCCAGCGTCAACCTCAGCTTGCGTGGCAAGCTCGGCGATGCCAGCCGTTGTCTCGCTAGCGGCAGGTGCTGCAGCGGCGAACGATGTGAACAGCACATTGCTGACATCAATCGTGCCGTTGACCTGCGTTTGGCGCCAAGTCGTGCCGGCGTCCGTGCCTTCCTCGACCGTGATGATCGCCTGTTCCAGCTCGGCAAAGGTGCTGGCGTCGAGGGAACGGGTCAGTGCTGTGGAGGCGCCGTTCCAGACGTAGATGCCGTTTTGGCTTTGTGTGGATTGGTTGCGTACCAGCACCCGATCTTGGGATGCCATGGTGACACCATCAATCGTGGCGCCAGGGCTGGCCAGGTTGATATTGCTTTGCGTCCCGACGCGGGCGCTATCTTTCCAGGCCAGGCCCTCGACCGCAGAGTCCACGTAGGACTTGGGTACGGCGTCGCCTGCTGCACTGGGCGTGGGGACATTGATGACCTTCGACGTGCTCTGCAGGTCGATGTCTGTAAAAAACTTGCGAGCCATATCAGATCAGGCGAGCTAGACCAGCGGACGCTGGATTTAGTGTAACAACGGTCTGGTTGACAGACGGGTGTGCCACTTCGCCATCAATTTCTTGGCTGCCAGCATCAAGCAGTTCCACCGATGGCCTGTAGCCAAGATTATGGTTGATTGTCCATACCGTTGCAGGTACTGCTTGTAGGTATTCAAAAGCGGCACCGCCTGCCGGACCTTGCGGTCCAACAGTGACGGCGGTGACCGTGGACGTTACAGGAACAGTTACAACAGTGCTGCTGCCGTTTTCGGTGACGGTGACGGTATTGGTTACGGCGCTGACGTTGACGGTGGTCATGCTGTGTAGCCCTCGGACACATAAATAGTGCCTTGGAGGTAATACTCTTTCAGGCCGGAGGGGTTGGTGAGCAGAACGTCGTAGTACGCCTCGTCAGGAAAGATGGCCGTTTGGTCGTCGGTCAGGGCGATGGCGACGGTGCCTGTCAGGCGGTTGGTGTAGGTGACCGTGAAGTCGGCGTATTTGCTTGTGCGGGCTTGGTTCCAAGCTTGGGCGGCGACGGACCAGCCCGTCAGGTTGATTGCTGCGTCGGTGCTGTCTCTGAACTGCAGCGTGATGCTGTAGTCCGCCCGGCGCTGCAGGCTGATGTTGTAGGTGCCGGGCGAGATAGCCATAAGTTCAGCTTAGCGCCCTTGGCCTCTCCAAGCTTTCTTACCGCGGCGCCTTGGGCGGCTGCGAACGGCCATCAGCTCTCAGGGGCGGGGAGGCCGAACAGCTCACGCAGCTCGGCGACGGTCAGGCCGGCGGTCTCGAGCTTCTGCTCGGTGGTCAGGGCCAGGGGAGGTTCAACCACGGGGGCAGGCTCGGGCTCGTTGCCCTCCGCCAGCCACTCCAGATAGGCCTGATAGTCGGTGTTGGCGGGGTCGGGTGGGATGAAGGCGTTATCGGCGAGGCGGAGGATGGTGTCGGAGGCGGTGAGTTGGTAGATCATGGCTGGTTACAGCTCGATGGAGGCAGCTGCATGGATGTACGCATAGCTATTTGGGATTGCGGCCCCACCAGAAGAGTAGATAAGACAGGCAGTCTCGCCGATATCTGTTGCAATTGCGAAGACGTAGCTGCCACCACTGTCGGTGAAACAGCCAGTGAAGGAGGTATTGGTACCAGGGGTGTACAGAAAAATGCTTGGAGTTGCTCGCATTTGAATAGGATAGCGCCAGTTTACGGTCGCATTTCCAGTGAAGGCGCTAGATCCTGATAGGTTGGTGAGCGCTCCGTTAAAGTTTCCAGTATTTTGCGCGGGCTGCACGCTTTGATCAAAAGTTTTACAGAAATACCTCTGACACAGACTTAGCTCCTGCCCGTAGCTCCTGCGCTCAAACGGGGTGGCGACGGTGCCGGGCTCTAACTGCGGCAGCGAAAAGGTGCCGCCACTGAAGCGCACGGTGCAGTTGGTGCCGCCGGTCAGAGTGACGGTGCCCCCCTTGGCGACCGATGTGCCGTTAACAGTGGCGGTGGCGGTGCCAGTCCAGTTGAGCACGTAGGTGCCGCTGAGGATGTTAAGGCCCTCGATCACCTGCTCGATGCCACCAGCTGGGGCGGTGACGGTGCGAACGTTCGCGCTGTCGGTGAATGTGATCGATTGGCCGGATGTGACCACCCGCCAGCGGTCAAGCGTGTACTGATTGGCGCCGCTGGTAGCCGTGCCTGAAACGTAGCCGCGCTGATTGATGATCGGGTTGCCATTGATCAGCAGGTTGCGCATCCCTGCCAGCGGCCCGGCGGCCTTCGGCACAGCTGCGTCGGCCAGATCCCATGCCGTCTTTACCGCGTTGGGTGTGGCTGCGGTGGTGGTGCTGGTGGAGCTGGTGCTGTCGGTCAGCTGAACAATGCCGGCCGCGCTGGTAGTCGCGGTCTGCGTACTGGGCACTAGGCCAAGGTTGGCGGTACCCAGCGTGCCGATGGTCACCCACCCATTGTTGGCCGCGTTGCGCTGCTTCAGTAGCGCGGCTGTGGTGTCTGCCCACAGCATGTAAGCGAATGTCGTACTGGGCTCGCTGGCGCCGCTCTGCATCGTGCCCAAAGCCGCTAGCTGGTTGTTCAGATCTGCGCGAAATGCAGCACCTGACTGGTTGGCGACGTTGAGATCTCCCTGGGCCATTCGTCAGATCTCCCGGCCGTAGCCGATGGCTGTGTAGGTGAACTGGCGGCTCACGGCACTACCGGCGCTGTTTCTGAATGTTACTTGGAATCCGGTCCGCGTCACGGAAGCTATTGCAAAGTAGTCGCCGGTGGCCATGTTAAACCCCGTCACGCCGACACTGGGCGCCTGATAGAAAGCGTTCGTAAACGTGATCGTATAGGTGCCCGCGCCACTTGTCAGCACCGCCGATTGCTCGGTGCGTTGCTGCAGCTCGAGCTGGCAGCCAAGCTCGTCAATGATGATGTTTTGCGCCGGGTCCGAACTGGTGGCCACCGTTTTGAACTGAAAGCCCCGGCCTCGAGCGATCGCGTTGGAGAACTCGCGCCATGCGCCCCATGTCGGCGCACCGGATGGGTCGTCCTCAGTAGCGCGCACGTAGAGCAGCGCATTCACGCCGTCGAGGTTGTTCTCGTCAATCTCTGGCCATGTGTCGATCTCGCCCAGCTTGTCGTCCCACAAAGAACCGGGCAGGTATGGGCGGGTCGTGAAGTAGCGGATCATGTTGAGATCAAAGATCCCGCCAAGGTCCAGCGTGCTGCCGAACTCGTATTCGCCCGATGCCAGTACACCACCAACTGCGTCGATCGTGCCAAGGCCATCCCAGTTGCCATCAGTGGCCATGCCGTCCACGTTCTCGCCTGTGCTCAGCACTAAGCCATCCAGCTCGGCGCTGTAGAACATGTCTGTGAGGTTGCCAGAAAACGGCGGCGTTTCTTGGTCTTCCCGGTAGCTCTGCACCAGCAGACGCGGCTGCGGCGTCGGCAGATCCACCACTGTTGCGTTCGCCGTCACTGAACGGTTGCCGCTGTCGTCCTCGAACTTGAGCAGATAGGTGCCCTCGAGCAGTGGCACCTGCTTCTGCGTCTGGCTGCCGGCTGCAGCGGCCACAATCTCCTGGCTCTCCCCCCAGATCGCGCCGACCATCAGCACGTTATGGCGAATTAGCACCTTGCCGCCGAGCACCACGTCGAGCTCGGGTGAGCGATCCCAGCTGAGGATGGCGCTGGCGTTGTCGATGGGGATAAGGCTTACGCCGGTCACGCCTTGGGGCGGTGCCGTTTTGCCGTAGGCCTGCACCGTCAGCTTGGCCGGCTCCACCGATTGCCGCAGCGCTGCGTTGAGGCTGTAGACCTGCACCTCATAGACGCCGGCGGTCGTGTCGAGGATCTCGTAATCCGGCCGTGCCTGTGTGGTGCTGGTCCAGTTGCCGTTCTGCGGCCGCCAGCGCACCCGATACTCATTGACGCCAACCACCGGCTGCCAGCTGACGATCAGCTTGGCCAGTGCGCGGCCGTTCAGCTCGTAGAGCGTCTCGACGGCCTGCAGGTTGGTGGGCGCCGCCGGGATGATGTTGAGGTCGGTGATGTCCCGCGGCTGCAGCGCAGCGCCACGCTCGATGTAGTCGTACTTGCTGGCGTTGTAGGCCAGCGCGCTGATCGCGTATTTGGCGCCGTCTTGCTCCTGCACCGACAGCACGCGCCAAGTCGATGTCTGAATGTCGGCGGTCTGGTAGATCCAGACGCTGTTAACGTTTGGCGCTGCGCTGAACGCTGAAGTGACGGTGATCACCGCGCCGCTGCGGCTGCTCACGCTGCGGGCCTCCACCGTTCCTGCGGGCAGGATCACCGACAACGTGCCGCCGGATGCGGGCAGCCCGCTGGCGTCGTCCACAGTGATCGCGGTGGTGGTCGCCGCGCTGATGCGTCCGCCGCGCCGTGAGCCGGCCTTCACCGGGTCGCTGATCTCGATGATCTGCCCAGGCCGCACCACCACGCCGGCATCGATCGATGCGGTGAAGCTGACCACCTGACCCTCAGCTTGCTCCGAATACAGAAGCCACTCGCCGATCCTGCTGGCTTGTCCGCGGGAGGTGCAGGCGAAGGCGCTGATCTGCGTGGTCACCACGCCGTGCTTCGCGATCGCGGCCTGGTCCTCCACCACCTCGTAGGCGATGTCACGACTGCCTTCGATCCACTTACTAGTGGCCTGATCAAAGCGGCCAATGTCCAAGTAAGACACGACAGCCACGGTCGGCCGGGTTTTGCGGCTGCTGCCCTGGTAGCTGAAGCCCTCCTCGGACACGTTCGCCAGGGTGAACAGGTAGGCCGAATCGGCCGGCCGGTCTTGGCTGATCGTCAGAGCGCCGGTGCTCCAGTACGGCATGGCCCGAAACACCGAGCACATGTCGTTGATCAGCTTGTAGGCCTCCTCCGCCGTCTGGATGTTGATGTTGCAGGAAAAGCGCGGCTCAAAACCGCCAAAACCGTCAGGAACCAGCGTCGAGGCGTACTGGCTCGCGGCATAGAACGCCCACTTGTCGAGCTGCGATGCCTTGACGTGATCGCCGAAGCCGTAGCGGGTGGCTGTGAGCAAATCGAAAAGCACCCAGGCAGGGTCGCTGCACCACTGCGCCGCGCCAAGGGTGCCGTTCCAGATGCCCGCGTAAATCAACCGGCCGTTGGTGGTGTCCACCGTCGCGTTGCTGGGGATGCGCACCTTGATGCCGCGGATCAGGTAGGAGCGGCTGGGAATGCTCGAGAACTGCTCGGCATCCACCCGCAAGCCGACCAGAGCGCTGTTGGGATAGCGCAGCTTCGCGTAGGTGATCTCGGTGTAACTGGTCCAGTTGAATGCGTTGGCAAGCTTGGCGCTGCCGCTATCTGGCGTGATCCGGGTCACGCGAATGTCTGCCGGGGTGCTACTCAGGCCCACCAGGTAGTCGCGCTGATAGGCGTCAGCAGTGCGGCCGGCGATCGTGTCATCGATCACGGTGGTGTAGCCGCCGCCGCCGTACTGCACGGCGATCTGTAGGCGCACGCTGGCGCCCTCGATGTCGCCCTGATCGGTGAACAGCTGCAGTTGCGGCACCGTGATGGTGATCCGCGCCGCGTCCACATTGGGGGCGCTGATCGTTTGTGTAACCGGCGTGGCCTGCGACACCTGCACGCCCACCGGCTTCTCGTTCTCGATGTCAGCCGATCCGGGGATGTAGGCCTGGCTCTGCGTGCCGTTGCGGGTGTAGACGGTGACGTTCTGAAAGTTGAGCGAGCCGTTGGCGTTCTGCAGCGGCGTGTTGTTGAGGAAGATCGACTGCAGGCCGTTCTTTAGCCCTTCGATCTCGCCTTCGCTAAGCAGGTCCAACACCTGCGCGTATTGCGTGCTGTTGAGGTTGTCGGCCGCTTCCGTTGGAGTGCGCTGCGGCTGGCTGGTGTTTCCGCCGCCGCCGCCCTTGCCGCCACCACCGCCGCCGCCACCACCAGCGCCGAAGATCCTGCTCATCCCGCCACCTGCACGGTGTCAACGCCGGCCGAGATCACCACCGAGCCCACCAGCGTCTCGCCGTAGACGACGGGCACGGGCACGCCCTGGCGGCTGGTCTGCTGGATGCCGGAGAAGCTGTAGGACTTGCGCGGGTCCTGGTCGGTGTTGGACCCAGTGGCGTTTGGTGTGGGGCCGATCTTCGGCACAGGCGTGAGCAGCTGCGCCACGCCGCCGAGCACCAAGGAAACACCAACACCAAAGACGAGGGAATTGAGGGCAACGCCTGCAACCGCGCCAAGGCCGACAAAAGACGCCAGCGCAATCAACGCCACGCCCGCAATGATCCGTCCCACCGCACCGGCCCCAGCGAACACGGGAACAATCTTGATTTGCTGCTGACCGGCAGGATCATGCAGCTCATCCTCGGCCAAGTCATAGCCGCCGACGCTCACCCGGTAGTGCTGGTCAGCCATGTGCTTCTCCAGCTGCGGGAAATTGGCCAGCAGGAATCGCACCGCCTCAGCAGCGGTTGCCACCTCGGCCATGAACTTGCGCCGGCCGAGGAACTTTGCCAGCCGCCCATAGACCCGGATCTCGCGCAGCATGGCCCCGCTCAGCCTCCACCCATCGTAGTGAACTCGGGATGGCGTAACCGCCGGCCCGTGCATTTCTGGAGCCACCCGCCATAGAGGTCGCGGCTGCTCAGCCTGCCGCGGATGTGATGCAGCACCAGGCCGTCGCCGATGTAGACACCGACATGATTCAAGCCCGGCCCGCTGATGCTCATCAGCAGCGCATCGCCCACCCGCAGCTCATCCTCATCGTCCAGCTCGCGGAAGCCTGCGGCCTTCCAGCAGCCGTCGAACATCGGCGCCGCCTCGAAATCCTGCGGGGTCAGTGGGCGCTCCCAGTCAGGCAGCTGCAGGCCCTGCGCCTGCCACCAGTCGCGCGCCAGCGTCCAGCAGTCGGTCACGCCCCACGCCCATTCACGGCCGATCAGCGGCGCCTTGTAGCCCGAAGGCTCGCAGCCGCCCCATGCTTCGGTTTTCGGGTTGACGATGTGCCAGGGCAGCCCGCTGTTCTCGCACGCCACCAGATCCGGCCCGCTGGGCTGTGGCGGGGTGACGGGGTGGCTGTGGATTACCGCGATGATCTCGCCGGCATCCTCGGCGGCTGCATAGTCATCCGGGCTGAGGATGAACTGATCCGTGCCGCCGGAGAGGTTCCGACACGGCCAGTAGCGCTCGCGGCCCTTGACCACCACCAGCAGGCCACAGGCCTCGCGGGGATCCTCGGCCTTGGCGTGATCGAGTGCTGAGGTGCGCCAAGTCATGCCGCTCTCCGCTGCCGCCGCGATGGCATCGTCAGGGCCAGCGATGGGTCCATGCCGGAGTTAATCCTATTCAGCACGGTAGACGGTTTGACACCTAGACGCCGGCACCATTCCGACATGTGCAGGACTTGGCCTTCGTGCTGGATCATGCGGTTGCTGCGCTTGTTAGCGCCTTGTTCTGCGGGTGTCGCCCACCTGCAGTTCTCTGGGCAGTAATCACCGTTTGGATTGATGCGGTCCAGAGAGCAGCCGCCTGGCTTTTCTCCCATGTCTTTTGCGAAATTCCTCGGATCCAACCAACGGTCACAAACCTTGATTCCCCTGCCTCCGTACAAAGAAAAGTTTTTATCGGCTGGGTTGTTGCAACGCCGCATCATGCCCTGCCACGTTTTAAAGCCTGAGTAGTAGCTCATGCCGTGCTTTGCCAGGTGTGGCGGCATACACTCACGGGCCAGGCATCCGCACGATTTCACGTCGCCCTTTTTTAAGCTTGCAGCCCTAGCGTCTTTAGTGTTGCCGCAATCACAAAGGCACGTCCAAACAATAGCGTTATTCAGGCGATAACCTGCGATTGACTGTGCTATTAGACGGCCGAACCTTTGTTGTGATAGGTTTTCGGGCGGTCGCTTAGGCCAGGCCATGCAATAGAGGCTCCTTTCTCGACCATCTTACACGAAGAACGTACCCACGCCTGGGAAGGACCCAAACGGCAGCTCAGCGGTCGCGCCGAAGTGGGCCTTGCAGGCATCCAGCGTCTTGTCGCAGGTGGGCAGCCCGCCGGTGTAGCCGCACTCCGCCGACTTGTAGACCCACTGGCAGATGTTCGCGATGCACTGCCGCTTGGGTGCCCGCACACCGGCCAGGTCGAACGATGCAGCCAGCTCGAACTCCACCACGTCGCGCGTCTCGGCCACCTTCCGGTCCACGTAGTAGATCTCACGCGGAAACTCCGCGGTCGGGTCTGGCGTGCCGTAGGGGTTGGTGCCGCCGGGAAAGTTGCCGCTGTCGATGTAGCGGGCCAGCGTGCGGATCCGCGTCAGCTTCGCGCCCTCGAGCCCATCGGGCAGGCTGAGCAGTAGTGCCGTGATGGTGCCCATAATGTTGCTCGCACGCAGGTTCGGCCGTGGCAGCTGGCCGTTGCCGCTGTACTCGAAGCCCTCGGCTTCGATCGGGAAGCGCAGGTAGTTCTGGCTGTTCCAGATCAGCTCGCCGTTGCTGTTTAGGCTGGTGCCAGCGTGGAACCGATAGGTGTCCGCAACGCCGTGCTGCGTCAAGTTCAGCTCCAGCTCGAATAACTCGATGACCGCGCCGGGTGCAATTTCTTGTAGCGCAGAAACAGGTACGGTCATGGCTCAAATACTCTCTTAAAGCTTGTCTGGATGTCGTTGTTATTGTGATTATTGAATGTGGTTGTCCAGTCGGTGCAGGTGTATTTACCTGGTACGCCACTTATAGGGTCGGTCCACGCAAAGGCTGTCTGTCCGCGAGCTTGTCTAAGAAAAGTCCTGATCTGGTCCCGTTCGGTGTTTGTCCGGTTGCGTAATTGAAGGTTCCATGATTCAGTCTGGGCGTTTAGGCCAAACTTCAACCGTTTAGTGTAACCTTCGCTATGTATAAATGTGTCGGTGTTTGCTTTGTACTTATGGTCTGCAGTGAAGTCGGGGATCCAAGTAAACGTGGTTGCGGTACCAGCGGGAACTAAGGCGTTGGTTGCAGACGGTTCGTAACGAAGCTCGAAGGCAGCGACGACGGTCCTGTAATTGCAGGACTCAAGACGTACATCCCATTCAGTACAGATAAACTGGGCAGTCTCATTAAAGGGTGTTACCCACTCAAATGTCTCTAGACCGTCCCGTGCTTTGAGAAATGTGACTATGCCTGCGATGTCCGATGTACTGCGATTACTGAACGTCAAGTTCCAGGTATCACGAAAAGGGTTTATTCCGAATGTTGTACGTTGTTCATAAGTGCCAAGGCGTGTTTGATTTACGCGGGGCTGAGATGCCTCGCTTGCTGGACGATCTGGTATGTAGGTGAATGTCGCCATTAGGCCAACAGACCTCCGGGTCGTTTCTGCTTGACTAGCTCGGCCTGTACGGCTGCTGCAATTACCCTGCCCAGCTGCTGGCCTCGAGCATCGTCACCTTGAGCTTGCGTGCCCTGTGCGTCCACGTTCACGGTGACATTGGTGGTACTACCACCGCCACTGACGCCAAGCTTACCGTCAGGACCACGCTTCAGGGGAATGATGGCTTCTGGGCCGGCTTCGCCCATAAGGCCTGTGCCGGGGACGCCGCCATTGGCGAATCTGAACAGCGTCGGCTTGTTGACGATGCCACCCATGGCGAAGGGGACGATG